GAGTCCTCCCCGGTCTTTTCGCCATTAATATCGGCCACAATACGGTCTGCTTCTTCCAGCTGTTGCTGGACTGCCTTTGGCAATGCCATTTCTATCTCCTTTAGCTCCGACTCTCACGTACGCTCCGCTCTTAACGGTCTGCGCAGGCTCGAATAACGGTCTGCTACTACGGTTTAAATACTAACCTTTACGATTAGCGCTTAGTTTAGTGACTAACTCATTTGAGTTTTTGATATGGGCGAGTAAGTCCGCCAATATCCCGGCTTCACCTTGTAGCCGATAAATATGTTCTTGTTGTATAGTTCCTACAAGTTGTTCGAGGGTTCCGTTTCGGCTGTCCCTCAGCCATTCAACTAGTGGACCAAATTCTTCTGCTTGTAACCGTTGAAAACAACGAGCTACTCGCTCATCGAGTCTTTGCATTACTTACTTGCAGAGACCTTCAGTTTTTGCGGATTCTTGAGCGTACTCTTTACCGCCGCGCATGCCTAAAGCATCATTGTCGCCATCAGAACCACCTGCGCCCTGAGTAGCAGCACCTTTGCTCATGCCATCAGTCTTTGCAGACTCTTGGGCATATTCAGCACCGCGCTTTTCCATTGGGGAAATAGCTTTCATAAAAACTCCTTTTTGTCATCAGACAACTGTCTGACTTAGTTACTATTTACAACGTATATACTAAATTGTCAAGTCTTTTACTGCGAAAACCTATTTACTACTGGTGAACCATCCATCAAATTCTGACCGCCCGGTGCCGCTGGGGGTGTTCCGCCTGCCTGAGCCTGCCCGTTTTGCTGAGCCATTTCTTGCGCCATCATAGCTTGTTGCTGCTGGGCAGCTTGTGCAGCTTTAGCTTTCATAATCTCAACTGAAGGGACAATCTTGTCCACGTTCATATCAAGAGTCATGGCTGTCTGGCGTAGCAATTCTGCAATACCTTCCATACCAACAACCTGTTGAGCCGCTGGGCTATTTAGGGCAAGACCTAAGAATTCATTACGACGCTGTTGAGCAGTCTCTTTTTCCATGATTGAAGATGCACCACGGGCAACAATATCTACATCGCCCTTTAGATCCGGATCGTCAGAGTAGCGCATATTGTAGTAATACAAACGGTCAATACATGGCTTAATAACGTGCTCATCAATATTTGAGATGACCTGTTTAATCGATTTACCAGCGTTGGTCATGAGCATACTCATACCAGAAGCAGTTCTACCTGCCCCACCTGCGGGCGCACCGCCAGTCATATAGCGTGGAATACCTGTGTACTCATCAGCTAAAATTGCAAATCTTTCATAAACTGCCATCAATTCATTTGCTTGTGAGTTTGGCTGATAGAAAGAAACTGGGGTCTGATTTGCACCTAATGGGTCAGCTGTAACTTGCCAAACCTTCCAGGGGTACAACTGAGTAATATTTTCGCCTTCAGGCAAACGATCTATGTTGTAGACAACTTGAGGCCCAGATGCCAAAGACATGTTATTAACAAGACTACGAGCAGCAGCGTTGCATACATCTTGAACGTCTCGACAGAGGTCGGCGACAGAGTTGCCCCAAAAAGCTCCTGGGACTTCTTCATACGAAGTTTTATAATATGGCTTACGACCGAGCGGATCGGGGTTAATAACGGCTTTAATAATCCATGTACCGATAAGCCATGCTTCAATAGGATACTCCGCCATAGGGTCGGGAACCTCTTCAGGAGACATTCCCCAATCAATAAGTAAACGGCCTTGCACTGAACCCCAAAATTGTAACGCATCAATTAACTCCGATGGGTTTTGGCCTGCAGCAGTTGTAGACTTGCCTTCTGCTGTTGCTCTAGTAAGGTCAACATAGATCCATTCGCGTAAGCCACCTTTTCCATAAGCTTCAAGAACTTGGCGTATGGCTCCATCACTATAGCCGTCAACTCCAATAAGTTCGTGGAGGTCAGCCCTTGATAATTTGTGTCTTTCAATTAAATATCCGTCATTAATCGTTGAGGCATCAGGCGCAGGGTATAAGTTAAACGGACTTACTCGCTCCCACTCTAATGCTAAAGTTTTTTGAACTTGCAAATCATAGCCACCATTTGGTAACTTAACCCATTTTAACTCAGGACGGTTACGAACAACAGGGCCCTTAAGAACTGCAGATGGGAATGTGACTAAGTCATCAATAAACTGAGCAAATGCTGTAGTCCACTGGCCTTCAATCATCTGCTGATGCATTTTCTTTTCCATGCGCTTGGCAGTCTCTTCTGCAATCTCACCAAGCTGGCGGTATGCAGCGTCTTTAAGATCAAGCAGCATCTGACGTACTTCGACATCAGTGGGATTCATCCCTGAACGCAACATCATCTCTAACTGCTGCTGAGCACGCATCATCAAGTCTTGGAGAATATCTGGTTCCATATCTGGAATCGGACTTGGACGCAAGCTCCATGGTTTTTCTTCAGGAGTCGACATAACAACATCGCGCAGCCAGCTTGAAGCCGCACGGCACTTGTTTGAAGTCAACATCATGTAAATCGTTGAGCTGCCCTGCTCGCGTAGCTGAGCTAATTTGTCCGGATCATACTGACCACGGCGCTGGCGCACGGCTTTTAGCATTTGCTGTTCGACTGTGTACTCTTTTGCCATACGAGCGTACATCCACTTCTGCTTGATATACGCAGCAAGGTTTTGTACTACTGGGCTAGAGTTTGCAGTGACGGCTGCAGCACGCTCCTCTTCTTGGAGCTGCTTAATCGATTTGATTGGTACGATACCACCCACGGTCGTGTAACCGGGAGCAGTCGCGTTTGTGATATTCAACGCAGCATCCATAGACTATTTCGAAATGTCAATACTTGCTTTATAAGTTATAAACCATTGATCTGTCAAGCCCTAGTCCCAAATAAATGTAGTTTTTTCTACAACTTTGGCTTTTCTGGTTAACACACCACCTGTAATGTTGCCGTCTGCATGCAAACATGCGTACTGAAATGCGTCTGCAATGTGAGAGTAACTGTTTTTCTCCGGCTTGTCATCAGTATCGCCGTTATTTTTTATTTTATACCTATATCCGCCTCTTAGGGCATTTATTAGCTCTCGACAGCTCGGATCGATCAACATTGCTGATTTTCCATCAACAATACGGGTAAGTAGGGCATCAACTGCAGAAAGACGAGCCACAACACTGTTTGATCTTGCTGGAATTACCCTAAATCCCTCTGCTTTTAGGATATCAAACACACTTCTTTCGTCTGTTTGAGCCCTCTGCTGACCTGCTGGATCACCAATAATTAGCACTGGCATCCCGGGAAACTTGTTTGATAACAAGGGTTTAAGCTTCTCCCGCACAAATCGTAAGGTCCCCATTCCGTCAGATACTAAATTTGCATAAGTCAAAAATCTTCCCTGCGGATCAACCTGCGATATTGTGCAGGCGGGGGTTAAACCGAAGTCCATTCCAATTACTAATGGGTTTGTAGACAATTTTATGTAGTTTAACTCTTTTTGAGCCACATGAATATCACGATCGAAAGCCCTAAACACAGGCTGTCCGGATAACGATTTACCAAACTGCGCGTTGATATATACATCAATCCAGTCTTCTGCTTTACCCTCTGCCAAATTCTCATAGTATCCGTCCGGTAGGAATTCCAGCCAATCTGCCTCTTGCGACAAACCGCTAGGTTGAAAAAAACATTCTGCATTGGCTGGTGGCTCAGAAAGATATGTTTCCCAAAAGGTATCCATATCCGGTGGGTTTGTCATCCCCCAGATGTGAGCATTAGAATCGCCGTTGTCATCGACACAGCCCACGCTGTTGTCCAACTTACTAGGGAAACGACCAAGACGGCCTTGAAGCGCGTTAAAGATGTCCGGGTTAATTTCTCGAAACTCATCCAGTATGCCAAAGCTAGCCTGTAAAGACAGTAAGCGCCTAACGTCATTAGAGTCATCGAGACCGCGAAAAAGAATTTCACACTCAACATCGTCAAACCTCAGAATAAATTTATATTCGGACTTAAGATAAGTCCCCGCCTGGCCGTCCGGATACCAGCGTAGTACATCAGGAATCGACGTGTCTCGCAGCTGCTCTCGTGTGTTACGTACCCAGATCGCTCGACTTCTGCGGATTCCGTCCTTACATTTGGCCATTTTCTTGGCGTGATATGCAATTTTCATTATGCCCGCCGTGGTTTTTGTACTACCCACTGGCCCCACAATCAATGAAATAAAGGCATCTGAGGTCAAAAACCCCTTAGCCGACTCTGGCGGTGTGTACTGTAAATTACTCATTATCCTCAAACGCCGGTTTGGCTTTTAGGTTTAATTTCGGGGGTTCAAATTCCACCTTTTCAACAGGTTCTACATCAATTACCTGCTTTTTCTGGCTGTCTTGCAAATTTATGGTTATAGAGAACCCTGGGCCACTAGCAACTTGTGCACTAGCCTTTGGCTCCATGTCTCCAAGTTTAGCACCAAGTTTTATAAACTCAAGCTTCTGCAGTAGCGTCGCATCATTTGACCGAGCAATTTTATACGCATCCTCGAATACATCTTCGGTCAGCGCCTTGGCCTTTATACGGAACGTAACCCCATTCTGCTCAAGCTCCGCCTTCTGTTTAGCAACAGCATCATTAAACGGCTTCCATGCCTGCATGGATTTCCAACGGATACCATCAAACCCATAACGTGACGCAACCTCCTCGGGATCTTCCATCCCGATCGCCATGGCCAGGATCATCTCCTGGGGTATATCAAGCGCTGGTGGCAGCTGTGTCGGTAGTAGTTCTTCGTCCATCGAGGTAGTCAACTAAAGCTTGGCGGATTATTTCAGATACGGTAGTGTGGCGCTTTTCTGCTACAACTTTGAGTTCTTCCATAATCTTCTCAGGTAAGAAAAAGTTATGTCGCTTCATTTTTTAACCACTTTCTTTACTACCTTTTTTGCCGCTGGCAATGCGGCCGCCCTACGCTCTTCTTTTTTGGGTCGAGCAGGCTTAGCTTGTTCTACGGGTTTTGCTACTGGGGTTTGGGCTTTAGGACGGAAATAGTCCATTAGTTTTTTCATCGCTTCGGTTACCATGTTTTCTCCTTTGGTTTTTGTGAATCATACATCATGTGTGGCTGTTGTCAATACTATTTTTAGACTTCTTTTTTGATTTGGGTTTTTTGGAGTGGTGTTCAGCGTAGTGATGCTTTCTATGGCAATTTGCACACAATACGATACATTTCTCTCGGATCTCTTTTATTGCCTGCCCAATCATCCCGTCATGGACTAGTTTAAAAACCTTTTTGTTCGAGGGGTCTCTGATTACGTGGTGAAAGTCTAATGCCGCTGGATGGTTTTCTGAACAATTGGTGCACTGCAATGTTTTCTTAAAGGCAAGCCATTCTTTACGAAGACGTGTTCTTCTTGCTTTTACAGCATCTTTAACCTTTTGCTTATGGTTTTCATAATGCCGACGCTGGGCTTCTAACCTTCTTGGGTCATTCGGATCTTTGTATGGCATGGCGTGAATGTAATGGGTTGTATGTAGATTGTCAATATAGGGAAAACCCTTAGGGGTGGGTGTCGATTTGGTGGGCTGCTAGCTGTGAATAAGAAAGCCGAAAAAGTCTCCACTTGCCACATCCTCGATTGTCGGCTTAACCACCCGTGTGTAGTGTACTTGAGTGTTGTGCAGATGCAACAGTGAGGTGTGAGTAACATATTTGTTACGTTAAATACCTTTAGGTAATGTTTATATTACACAACTGTGTCTGTATAACGTGTGTATAGTCATATTTTTACCGGGCGCATTACGGCCAATACGTAAGCATAGCCCCCGCCCCCCACCCCCTCTGGTCAGGGGGGTGTCCCCTTAGCCCTCTGCCTATGGTGTAGGTCGCATCACTTAGTGTTGTGCCTATATCGCAGAGTATCGCTACGGGTTGGTCTATACCTGAGTATCCTTTAGACTATGGCGGGTAGGTTGTCCGTGCTGAATGTTGAGTCATTCTGATACTTAGTAAGCACAATGGATTTGCCGAAACCATGCGGGAGAGTATCCGTGCAAAAGTGAGCAGAATACCGCTTACACACTAGAGCGAACCGCACCTGACCTAGTTGTCAGGATTAGGGTGGATTACCTGAGATAGCCGAAGTGCCTCAAGTAATATGCGTATCCCCCCTAAGTGTCGCAAACAATGGCAGACACAGGCACAGGGTTATGATGAGATTCCTAGCCCTGACTGCAAAGTATCTAGGTCAAACCTCGGATACCCATAACAGTCAGGGTTTTTCCCCCTCGCAAGAGGGGTTTTTATCAAGTGCTTTAGCAATAGAGTGCTTGATTCTGACTAACTAACTTAGGAGTAAATCATGGCTCTACTTAACGCCAAAGACCTCGAATCAAAAATTGCAACAATCGGTAAAACTGCTGGTGAGTTGCAGTCTGAGATTCAAATCGCCGCTGTAAATGCAATCGGCTACTCTATCGAGCATGGTGATATTCGTTACGGGCAAAAGTTGTTTGATGTTTTGCCTACGGGTGTCCGTCGTGCTAGTTTGGTGGCTTTCCTTGAAAAGCATGGCAATTTCTGTTATCTCAAAGATGACAAGAAGTTTGCGTTTTACAAGGCTCAAGATTCCTACGATGAAGTTGCTTTATTGGCTACCTCGTGGGCTTCTGCTAAGGCTGAGAACATCACATCTGAGTATGATGTGCAGAAGATGTTTGATAGCCTCATGAAACGCATCGAGTCCGCTATCAAGAAATCTGGTGATGGCTCGGTCAAGGTTCTCAACACACCCCTGTATGACTACCTACAAGAAGCACAAGACCGCTTCAATGTTGAAAAGAATTTCGTTCAACCTGATTCAGTCGAGCAAAAAGTAGCGTAATCTCGCACCCTGCACCCCCCTAGGGGGGTGCTCATCAAATCCACAACATTCATGGGAGTTATCTTATGGGTTATGCCCTTCAATGTCTTAAGTTCGCTAATGCAGTTGTCCCCAAAGGTGCGTATGCCAACAAGTCGTATGCCAATAAACGGGATAACAAAAAACCATCTAGTGTAGAGATATACAAACCCAACGCATCGGGTGCATTAGAACTTGTAGTCCGTGTCAGCATTAAATGAGTAATGTGTGTCCAATGTAGTCATGTTCGGGGTAATTATCCAATTTGAGGGTATAAAAAAACGGATAATTACAACGGATAATTACAAACCCTTATAAATCAATATCCTAGAAGGGTAATTATCCAATTATCCAATTATCCGAAAAAAAACAATATATAGAGAATAATAGAAATGCTCTTATGGTCATGTGTGCGTGTGCGAATATATATCTCGTAATGGAATATACGGGGGGTGTTTTCGGAAAAAAACGCATTTTGGATAATTGTAATTAAATCAATGACTTCGGGTAATCCGTTTTAATTATCCGCTTTATATCCATCGAATAAACTACATAAAACCCATTCAATCCATCACATTTTTCAACAAAAAACGCTAGTGCCCACTAACCAATTTCGAGGTTCACCTATCATGCCAGACCACGATGCATTCGAAATAAAACGCAAA